TGCAAAGGATAGTTATATTCAAGTGATCACTAATATGATTACTGAATTGAATAAGATAAGGGATGATCTATTCTTTTATCTAGTTCTTCCTGAGTTCTTGGAGATGCTAGACTTTCATAATACCAGTCAATATATTATGAAGGTTCCTACATATCCTCCTACAATGAGATCACATTTTGATGTGGAAAAGTTTAGGAAGATGTTTGGTCATGATCTGGATATTGATTTAGTATTCTCTCATCTACCAGAACATACTCATGCTGTAAAAAATGTTATGAGTAATGTAACTCATCATGATCCAGCTTACTTTGGTTATTGTCATTGGTTTGATTTAGATGAAGTAGTTGCTTGGAGTCTTCCTAGTTTTAATCAAAATATATTAGGACTATTGGAGATGGATAGATGTTATTTAAATACACAGAGTCAGAAGAATTTAGTTTTGAATCAAGCTTCTAATATCTTTAATAAAGAGAATGTTGCAAGATTGAATAATATATTAACCCCCCAGCATTTAGGTGTAAAGGAAATAGATATAGTTGAACCTCTTCAGGATACTGATAAGCTAATCGTGTTTAATCATAGACCTGATACCTATAAGGACTTTAATAACTTCATGCGTATTCTAGAGGATCTTAGGAAGGTTAGGCAAGACTTTGAAGTATGGATACCGTTGTTGGAAAAATCTACCGAGAGTTGGATAACTACAGAGAAGTTTAATAAACAAAGATATTATAAAAAATTACAAAGATGTAGAGTTGGGTTTTCACCTAAACAAGTTTATGGTGGATGGAGTGTATCCACTACAGATGGTATAATGAATGGGTGTCCATATATTATGTACGATGCTGATTATTACCATGAGTTAAATCCTACAGCAGATTTCTTTAGTACAAATGATACAGCAATTCATCTACTGAATAAATATTTTGACGATGAGGATTATAGAAATAAACAGTCTGTAATATCTCAGAGTTATCTAAAGGAAAATCTTATCTATGAAAATGAGATCCTTAAGATGAGTAATTATATTACTGACCTTTTTAATTCTCAGAAGAGAACTAATACAGAAGTAACTAAAAAGTTAATTGCTATTATTAAGGAGAGAGGACAAATAACCAAAACGGAATTGTTCTCTGCAAATCTTGGTTGGGGTAGAGGTATTAAGTTTGGGCCTTATAGAAGAGCTCTCTTGTCTAATCCTAACATTTATGATATTATAGATCCAATTCCTTCTTACTGCTGGAAGAATGACTAATGCTATCAACTAATTATAGAAATCAAATAGTAGATATATGTTGTCGCATAATATCTACAGATGGAAAAGTATCCTTAAAGGAAAGGATATGGATGACCAAGTTATGTGATCACAATGCGTCTGCAAGAGAACTTGCTGGTGCTTTATTATGCCCAGATTTTATTGAGGATATCCCAACATGACAGAAACAAAAATATCAACTTGGATAGATAAATTAAAATCTCATGATGGTTTTGATTATGTTATCTTATCAGTTTTATACCTAGAAGAGTTTGTTAAAAGATCTCTAATTGGTGTATATCATCTCTGGCAGAAGTTTGATCATTGGAACTTTAATAGGAAACTACCGAAGTGATGGATATTAAAAACTGGGAGAAGGAATACCTTTCTATGGGTGTTTCCTTAACTGACAGAGAAAAAGAATTACTTAAAGGGGATTATATAAAATCTCATGAGGGTATGCTCTTTGGACGTATGTATGCTGATTGGAAGAGTAGAAAGTCAAATGAATAAATCTTTTGATGACTCCAATTGGAGAGAAGAATACAAAGCATACACAAGCAACAAGAAGCAACTTGAGTTGTTAGAGAATGGCCCCAAGAGTCTTTCTCAATCTTGGATACTGGGTGCTTTGTATCAGAAGTGGAAAAAAATGAAAGGTTATAAAGAACCTGATCCACCTAATTGCCAATCAAGTCTAGAAGAATTTTACGCCAAACAACAACAGTTGGAGGAAACTAACTAATGGAAGACCATAAAGTTAATGATCTATGGGAAGACATGGATCGACTCAACATGCTATATGAAGAATTAATGTGGGATCATGATGATGAGTTGCAATTTTTCGTAGAAGGTAATAGAATAGTGATTCGTAACGTTGACCAAGAAGATGGTTGAATTGAAAGAGTGGCTTAATTCTATTAATTCCACTAAGGAAAATCTTATAGATAACTGTACAGCAGAAGAAAAAGATTATCCACCCTATATTATTAACAAGTGTCTTTCTGGTTTTAAAGATACAATCTTCATTGCCAATGAGATGAATCTTTCATCTCATCTAGGTAATAAACTACAGTATGACTTTTTTATAAATATTGTCAGACCGAGGAAAAGATTCTCGCCTTGGATTAGGAAAGAGAAAATTGAGACCTTAGAGCTCGTCAAACGATACTATGGTTATAGTAATGATAAAGCTAAAAGTGCTCTGAAAATTCTTACTAATGAACAAATTGAATTTATAAAACAACGACTTGATACTGGAGGAAAACGATGAGTGAAGATCAAGAGTATAATTGGTCTCCAGACCAGATGATTGAGGTGACTCTGAAAGAGCCAGATGACTTCCTAAAGGTTAGAGAAACTTTAACTAGAATTGGTGTCGCTTCTCGGAAAGAAAAGAAGATATATCAATCATGTCATATCTTGCACAAGCAAGGAAAGTATTACATAGTTCACTTTAAAGAACTATTTGCCTTAGATGGTAAAAGAGCAAATCTTTTTGTTAACGATGTACAGCGTCGTAATCGTATTGCTCAACTTCTTAGTGACTGGGGTTTAGTAAATGTAGTAACAACTTCTGCAATAGAAGATGCTGCTCCCCTTAGTCAGATCAAAGTTTTGTCTTACAAAGACAAGTCTGAATGGACTTTAGAGAGTAAGTATAACATTGGTAAGAAGAAAGTCACAACATAAATAATTAATAAATTTCAGTAATCACTATGTTAATTAAAGTTTTAGCCACTGAGGGTAATCTCTCTAGTGCTTCCAATGTAAATAAAGCTACTGTGGTAAGGCTTTTTAATAACCATAGTACAAATTTGATTATAACTCAAAAAAATGCTGGTGGAGATACTATTGGTACTTTTACAGCAGATAATGGGAAAGTTGTTTTTATAGAAAAGGCTCCAACAGACACGCTTACTGCGGGATCAAATGGTAGTGCTATTAAGGTTGTTAAGATTGCTTACAATCAAGCATCTTGATTTGAAGATCTAGTTGCATAAATAGTTAAAATGTGTTAATATTAACACAACGTTCAACCTCATAAGAGGTCGCAAGTAAGCCGACTCGGAACGGAATCGTTCATCCTATGTTTCATCTAGCTGTTATCGCTTCTACTTTCTCTTGTTCTGATGCTAGTGTTCTCATTGAAAAGATGAGAGTATATAAAATCGAAGAAGAGACACGAGCTGAAATGATTCAGATCGTGAAAGAAGAGACACAAGGATGTGATTGGGACGCAAAAGCCGACTGAAGGAACGGGGTCTTATACACCCTACCTTTGGAGAAAGCCAATGGCAAAAGTCACTTATCGTGGTGTCGAGTACGACACTGACGAGTACAACAGAAAGGTGCTCAATGAAGCATCTCAGCAAAGAAACCGTGATCTAATGTATCGTGGTCTCAAGGTCAACAGACCAGTTGCTGCCTGATTTAAGGAGGGGTCATCTGACCCCTCTTTTTTTATAAATACCCTATAAAGATTATGGATAAAAAGAATCTTAAAAAACTCTTAGGAGAATTAAAAACTGTCATGACCGAGATTGAATCTGAAGTTTATTCAGATCCTTCTGCTTATACATCTAGTGTAACTACATTGCCAGATGGTTGTTATACAATAGATGACGATGATGATGACGGTTATCCAGACTAGTTGTTAGGGAATTCAACACTGACCTTTTTGAGTGTTTGTGGTTAAATAGTTATGTCGCCGAAAGGGACACTAAACACAAACTCGCTTATTAAGGAGCTAAGAAAATGACAGGATTACAACGATATCGTGCTGCCGATTTGCCAGATCTAATGGATCGCATCACGAAACACAGTATTGGAATGGATGAGTACTTCAATACTTTCTTCAATTCACCAGAACAGAACTCTAATTATCCACCTTATAATTTGATACACATTAATAATCATGAATCGAGACTTGAAATCGCCCTTGCGGGGTTTAAGAAGGATGAAGTTAAAGTCTATACGGAGTTTGGAAAATTATATGTCGAAGGCGTCAAGGAAGACAAGGAAACAGCTGGAGAATTTATCCATAAAGGATTGGCCTCAAGGTCTTTCAATCGGGTCTGGACAGTCACAGATGATACCGAAATCCGAGACGTACAATTCAGAGACGGACTTTTGGTAGTAGAGTTAGGAAAGATAGTTCCTGAACATCACGCTCGTAAAGATTACCTTTAAATTTACTACATAGAACATGGGCTTACCTTTGTTCTATGATGAGATTCCAAGAAGAAGATTTAGAGAGAATGGTTCGTGCTTGTCAGCTGTATCAACACCATACAGCTGCCGAGTGGGAAGAGTATTCTAAAATTATTGGTAAAATAAAACATTATATTGAAGAGAATTGGACTGATGCTTAATGATTTATGGGCTGGTTATAAATCAGCCGTCTTTGACACATTTCCTGATCTCAAATTTGAAAAACAACATGAGAGTTGGACTAATAAAAGAGGTGTTAATCTCACTGCTGACCTATATTCTGGTAAGTATTTTATTAAGTCTAGACATGTTGATATCTGGGATGACAAATTAAATATTCATAATAATATAATCTATCCTAAGACAGGAGATAATGTTCCCTGTTTTGGTATGGATCTTATGGGATTTAGTGAGAAGAAAGTTATAATTGTATTTGACTTCCAGCATCCTGTAGAGAATTTTTTATTGGAAGTACCTCCATTACCAAAGACAACAGAGACCTATCGTTTCTTTGAGCCAGGTAATCATTTCTCTGATAATATTTTTGTAAGGTATTGTGAGATGGATATGGTTGATACATACTTACCAACGTTTAAATATTATCTGTCACTCTATAAGGAGATGATAGAAGAATCAAAACCTACTGGAACAGATACTAGTGTCTATAGAGATTTTGATAGTTATATGATAAGATTAGATCCTATCTCAGGATATCTATCCAGCAGTTTTGGGAAGGAAGAATCTGAAAAACTAATCAAGGAGTTCTTTTTTAGTTATGCAGAATGATCTAGTAGACGGGATAACCACACTGTTATCCTTTACAATGGAAGATATTCTTGATATAGAACCATTGGAAAGCCCATTTCCTGAAGTTAAGAAGGGCGATTTATTCATTGAGAATAAGATGTATAAGTCTCCTAAACTTAGGAAGATACATTTAGAAGTAGCTAACATTGGTAAATTAAAGATACTCCACTGTGTGTTCTTCCCTGATCCCAAATACGATATACCAATATTTGGATGTGATATTGTACAGAATGAAAAGGTAGTTACTGCTGCTATTGTTGATATATCTCCTATAACTGGTGCAGAACATGTCTATAAGAAGTTATGTAAGATTAGTAATAACTTTAGATTTAAAGAGAGGAGACCACTTCCACTATGGGGAGATGAAATATTTTCTCCATTTTGTAAGTTTGTTCGGTTAACCGAAGATATCGAGATGGCAAATTTTTACTGTGTTGTGTTAGAGTATCTTGG